TTCAAGCAGAAGACGGCATACGAGATTCCTCTACGTCTCGTGGGCTCGGAGATGTGTATAAGAGACAGTACTGAAGTTCCTAAAGTTAAAATAAATGACATAACCTAACCAACCCCGTACCCCCTCTTAAAAGCGTTTTGTTTTGAGATATGAGTCTTTACCCTCGTAATCAATCAAAACGCTTTTTTGATGCCTTCTTGGGCTTAATTCAGCCTAGTCTCAAGGTGGACGCTGAACAATCCGTGAGCCTTATCGAAGTCCAACAACTCATCTAACCCATTTTGTCCACCTCTGTTCTTGGCAATGTGGCACTTGATCACTTCGATTGGTTGGTCAAGTGATTCCTCATCCTCATCCTCATCCTTGTGAACGGAGAGAAGCATAGCAGTATCGCAATCCTGTTCGATTGCCCCTGACTCACGGAGATCGGATAACATGGGATCTCGACCTGCCGTTTCCAAGTTCCTGTTCAATTGGCTCAGGGCTAAGATGGGTACATCAAGTTCCATTGCCAATTGCTTTAATGACCTCGATATAAAATCGACCTCCTGAGTCCGTGACTTGAATCCGTGGGCTGATAGGAGTTGGAGGTAATCGATCACTGCGAGTCCCAAGTCACCCTTTGCTCTCTCTTGGAAGAGGAATGCTCGGAAGGAATCCAATGTCGCTTTATTATCGTCCTTGAAGGTCAGGGGAAGACTACTCATACGATTAACACTTTCCTCAATCTTCTGCCGTTTCGATTCAGTCAGGTCACCTTTCTTTCTCGGACGATAAACCATTGAGTCACGGACAAGCATCCTACCTGCACACTCAGTTGCCGACATCTCTAGGGAAGCATAAGCGACCCTGTAGCCTTTGGAAGCGACCTGATGGGAGAACTGAATGGCAAGTGCTGACTTACCAATCCCCGGTCTTGCCCCCAATGCATACAACCTACCTCTTTGGAAACCACCACCGAATGCGAAATCTAAAGTTTTAAATCCTGTGGATACTGCTGTTGAGTTACCTTCATCAATGGCGAAGAACTCATCCCTAGCTTTCTTCACTGCACTACCAACCTTACTTTGCCCACTACCTGATGATAGTGCTTTGGCTACCTTGCTATTGAATTGACCTGCGATCTGCTCAACTGAAGTCCCTTGGTTAAGGGCATCTATTGCTTCCTTGAGAGCCAAGTCAGTTATCCTTTTATTCCTCGATGAGACCAATTGCTCAACATAACGATCAACCTTTCCCCCACCATAGCGCTCACCAAGAGCTAAAGCATCTTCAGAGCATTCAGGTAGTTCAATGGCGATATCGACCTCATTGATATCATGCTTCTGATTGATGAGGTTAAAGATTTTCTGATGAGCTTCTGTTGAGAAATCAGCTTCAGTGAGTAGTTCACAAGCCTTGGCACTTGATAGACCGCTCTCATCTCGGAGGCAAGCCGCTAGGACTGCCTGTTCGGATACTTCGTAATCCATTAGTCTAAGGAGATTCGATTAACCTTAGTGGATCTGCTAGCGGAAGGAACTTTATCCTTCAACCAATTCCTACAGGCATTCCTGAAGCAAGCGATCCAATCGACATACTTCTTATCACCTGATTCAGCCCAATTGCGAAAATACTCAACTGCTCTCTTGTGATCAAGGTTCTCATCGCTTGCGATGGTTACCGGGGGACTGAAGTCTTTAGGTATAGAACAAGCACGTTTTTTAGGGGTTACCTTTTTTTTCTTTTTTTCTATATAATTATTAGTAACTTCCGAAGGAAGTGTCGCGCGTACGTGAGGGATATGCCCCAAAATGTCCGCATTTTGTCCGCATTTTGTCCGCAAAATGTCCGCAAAAAGGGAGCGGATTGCAGAGGTAAATGTAGAGTATCTATCCCTATTATTATTATAATACTCCTGTAATTTATCATGTAATTCATTATCAATTCTTATCCTAATCTCTTTTTTCATATCATTCTTTCCAACTCATTTCGTTTAATAGTTTAATAAAATCATCCAATTTACAGGTAAAAAGTATGTCTGCATGATTCTTTTTATGTATTACACAAGGTGCTTTTTCACCTGCATCTTTGATCGATTGTAGCATGGCATTATCCAAGTTTAACTTCTCAACTGCCTTGCATTCTATGTGAAAAGGAAAGTCGCTACTGACCACATCAGGTGAGTCAGGACTCCCTGCGAATTGCTGTCCACGCCTCGCAGGGAATCCATTGTCACTCAGTATGTGTGCAACTTTACGCTCAAACGCTTTTCCTTTTCGATTTGCGTTTATTTTTTTTGCCATTCTTTATTGCGTTAGCTACCTCGTTTAGGTCATACAGACTTTCTCTTCCTACTATCTGTCTCTCTAATCCTGAGATATATTTTGTTATTGTATTCCTCGATAATTGGAAGTGTTTTGCCAATTTTGAAATCGACATCTTTCCATTGGAGATCTTGTTACTCATGTCAAGAATCTGTACACCATCGGGGTAACCTTCCCACACTCCTGTTTCCACACATTTTGCCCATTTAGCACAGGCTTGCTCAACCATAGGTATGTGTTTCTCAACATCATAATTAGCAATCTCATATATTGCCGTTGCATATGGTTCAGTCTTTTCAACCGCAAAGAACAAGAATCTTTTTGGTTTCTCACCACATAACTTTAATCCATGCAGATACCAAGCGGCCTGAAAAGCATATCCATATTTGTGTACACTTTTCTTAAAGTCCTTGGGACTAGCATTAGTTGTGGATTTCAGATCAATGATTGTTCCATCTGATGGGGAATAATAGTCAGGTCTAACTTTGCAGTTTGCACCCATTAGCTCAAAGAATCCTGTACCTTCAATTATCTTATCAGGCTCGGATAGATAGCTATCTAGGAAAGGATGCTCTTTGGCAACCTCTGACATTTCTATTACCTTATCCCAATCGGATGGACTCAACCATCGCTTATGTGGATTTGCTTCCTCAATCAACTCAAACGCTTCTTTGTAATGTTTTGTCCGAGATGATTGACCATCAATTTCGCTTGGCTTCACGGCATACTCTTCATCGAGCTTATGTGGCTCAAGTGTAGCAGTATGAAACGCTCCACCAATAACGAAATGAGGGGCATCAGTTTTTGTTGTTTGTTGTTTGTGTCGCACAAGCTTTGGGCAAGAAGACAGCATGTCAAATGCTGTACTCCTACCCAATTCAGGTCTTGCATGATACTCGCTATTGCTTATATCAACCTGTAGCATTGTCCTTGATCTGTTTGAGGGTTACATCAAAGCTAGACCTTTGTATCTCCTCTTTCTGAGATGATAAAAGCCTTGTAGATACATTGTTTTTACCAAATCTCTTCAAGCTTGTAATCTTCGCATGAGCGATCCTTGGATCATGCCCATCTAATAGATATCTGTGTAGTGTATCCATTATATCAATAGCTTCTGCTACTGATCCCTCAAAATCATACCTAGATGGACTACTATGTATCTCAATAGTAAACTTTCCACTCATGCTTCAGGTAGTGGGTCACCACCATCAAATAATGCCTTTGTGTCAATAGTTGTGGATGCAAGCTTTTGCTTAACCTCGTCAGTCAACTCCTTCTCCTTACATGGAGTAACCTCATATTTAGTCAGCATTTGCTCACCTTCCTTCTTAACTTTGATATCATAGTTACGAGGATCGCCCCACTCAGGATCATTTGCCAACTCACGAATCTTTGTCCGTATAGTTGCCTGAGTAATATTCCAAATCTGAATTGCTTCCACTTGGTAATTCCAAACAGGAACTGCCATGAATACTTTTGGATCATCATTAAAGTCCAATTTTGGTGCTTCTGATTTAAGATCCCAACGATGAACTTTCTTACTATCATCTCCACCTGTCCATCCTTCTTTACCGAAGATGAGTAATCCATCATCACCTCCACCAAGTAAACGAAGACGATTTTCACCATCTTGTAATCTTACATACTTACCTGCTTTAACAGGCTCTTCACTAATGTTGTCTAAGAATCCCATAATATTATTTTTGTTTTATGTTTTAGTTATGTCCTAATGGACGAGAGATTTGAACATAAACAGGTATTGCACAAATATGTCAACACATAAAAAAGCTACCCCCTCTCAGAGGTAGCTACATAATAAGGATAATATTATGATAATGAATGTAAATTTACTCTACTTATAATGGGGAAGGTGTCAAGGGTTACCTTGCCTGAAGTTTCTCTTGTAGTCTTTGTCGGGGACTACGCTTTTTAACAACCCTACCCGGTATAGACATTCTAATCTGTCTCTTATACACATCTGACGCTGCCGACGATCTACTCTGTGTAGATCTCGGTGGTCGCCGTATC